GACTGAGTTAATGTATCAGCACTATAAGACAAATTTAACATTGCATTTCCAGAATCATTCATTCCTAAATTCAATTCCGGAAACATTTCTGCTATTTTATTGTTTAATTCAAGAAATTCTGCATATTCTTCGTCGGTCAAGGAGACATTTTCTCCAAAACTATTCACGCCTTTTGCTAATTCCGCAAAACGTGGTATAACTTCATCGGCATCTTTTTTTAATTGTTGATAACTACTGGATATTTCTTTTATAGCCGATTCTGTTTCTTTAAGTTCTGCATTAATGTCAGCCAATCTGTCTGCAACTGGTTTTGTATTTTCTTTAACAAATTCAATCAAGTCCATAATGCCAGAACTTATCAACGAAATAACTAAACCAATGCCCATACCAATGACAGCGTTCAATGCCATTGTCGCAATTCTTAGTCCAATTGTTGCTAATTTAGCACCAACAAGATTAACGGTATAACCAAGCATAGTAGCTTTTCCACCATTTAATCCTGTGAGATATTTGCCGAGAGAAGAATTTGATTGATTAATGCTATCAGTAAATTGCTTTTGAGTTAATCCTGTGCTGGCACAAATATGGTTGCTATCTTCTAAACTTGAATTATATTCATTTAATAACGCTCTTACATTACCAAGTGATTTATTTTCTGCTTGTTGAGAAACTTGAACCATTTTTTGTTGGACAACAAATTCTTTTATCTTATTAGCAGTTTCAAGATTAGACATACCTACAGCATTTATACTATTTGCAAAATTTTGAGCATCTATAGAAGCTTCCCTCATTGTAGCAGCAAAAGCTTCGTCCGCAGATTGTCCATCATTTATCGCTTGGATATAATCTCTCAAAGCACTGTAATCATTCAATAAACTTTGATTGAATGATTCTGAAAAGTGTATAGTGGTTCTTTTAGAAAAAACTGCTGCAATTTGTGTTGCAACATTTTTGAAAATATTTTGTATTCTTAATCCAGAAAATTTAGCTTCATCTTCAATGGTGGTGAAAAACGAACTAATAAATTAATTATTTTACTTGAAAAACAATAATAAAAATGCTATAATAAAATATATAAAAGGAGGTTATGCAAAATGGCTGAACATCATTATTATTGCCCATATTGTGGAGCGATACAAAGAAAAATAAACCCAATTTGTATTAAATGCAAAACTCCTAATAATTTATCCGAATCATTATACGATAGTGATTACTATAGAAACAAATCCTTAAATGAATATGGAGATTATAAACATTGGTATGATTTTTTATTAGTAGAAATAAAAAACAATCCATTATTTAATGAAGAATTATTTAAGTCAGAAGTAACAAATCAATCTACACCTAAAATAATTTCTAATAAACAAGAAAATAAAAATATCCCTAAGTGTCCAACGTGTAATTCATCAAGCGTAACAAAAATCAGCAATTTGAAACGTGCTACTTTTGGTCATGCTTTTGGCTTATTTAGTAAAACTGCGCGTTCTCAGTTTGAATGTAAAAATTGTGGATATAAATGGTAAGGAGATGTTTATATGAAATCATCAATTCTCGGCTGTTTTGCTTTTTTGCCAAATCTAATCGACAGTCATATACCGGATAACAGACCGATAAAATCAAATGGTATCAATCATTCAAGCGCTTCAAATGCGCAAATGCTGAAAGATATGACAGGAAAATCAAAAGCAGAGTGTCGCAAAATCCTTAAAAAATATGGTTATAAATAAGGCTATACCCTCGCGGTATAGCTTTTTTGTTCGTCAAATAAAACTTTTATTGTCAATATGAAAGTAGAAAATCTACTGTAAATCAACCGTCATATTTCGGTAGTCCCGAGCGCATATTATCACAATCATCGTTTCATATAATTGTGACCGATTGTTGTCGCTACAGTGAGGGCTTGTCTATGTAAGACCTATCCCTGCGGATTATCGGAGCGTGGCGTTGTTACGACCCTAATTTGTCGCCAAAGTAGGGGAGTAGCCATACGATTGCATTACCAATCCGTTGTACCGTTATTTCCCGCATATTGAATCTCAGCCTATATTATCTAAATTTACAAAACAATAATATAGACAGGAGTAAAATACTCGTTTATCTCAATGTATTTCATTGAGAGTAAAGGTAAAACTATTTATATCTAAATAGAAAACAATTACTGTCGGCATTTTCTACTATCATAAAAGGATTAACATTTCAATCCTACCGACTTTTTTGAATGAAAGCGCAGTCATTGCTGCAATAAAAAGAGTTGGAACAGTACCAATAGCATCAATAATATCTGTTATTGTTGATAAAAACTTTGTTCCTAAATCGACAGCTTGTTTCAGAAAATCATCATCCATAAACGCTTGGGATAAACCTTCCCACGCAGCTTGGAATTGCTTGGTTTTTGCTTCTAATGACTCCAACCACTTTTCGTGTTCTTCCATCGCAGAACCCTCTGAATCCATTGCGGTTTCTAAGGCATCGCGAGCAACATCAAAATTCTCTAACAAACTGCTAACAATATTTCCTTGTTTCTTGCCGGCAATAAGCTCTAATATACTTGCACGTTGAATATCTGTAAGTTCTTCCCACTTTTCAGCCAACTCGTCCATAATATCATATGTTGATTTGAAAGTATTTTCATCCAACATAATATCTACGCCAGATAATGCTTGAATTTCCTCGCGAAGTTTAGCTGTTGATTCAACCATTCCTTCGGTATCTAATCCAGCTTCTTCGAGTTCTGTTTTGGCACTTCGTATGCGCATTGAAAGAGTTTTATAAGCCGTTCCTACCGAATCGGGGTCTTGCACGACGGTATTTCCAGCCGTAACCAATGCTATACTTTGAGATAAACTGTTGTTTGCGGCTGCTAAAGACGAAGCAGACCTTTCAAGTGCTTCTCCTATTCCGCCAGATGAAATAGCAAAATTATTGCCGACTTCATTGAATTTATCAACAATGCTTAGTGCTTCGTTGGTTTTAATGTTATAAGCCGCCATTGTAGAAATAAGGCTTTTTGTCGCTGTATCTATATCTTTAACTTCATCGCCTACAACAGCATAAATGTTTGCGACTTTAGCAAGTTGTTGCGAATCTTCAAAAGAATATCCAAGCCTTGCGTAGTCAGCAGTAGAACTAACGAGGTCTTTTATTGTCGTTCCTATTTCTTTTGAATCCTGTGCTGCATTTTTAAGAAACTTTGAATACGCTTCGTCGGTTTCATTGGTTACTTTTTTAAGTTCTGTCATCTCAACATCAATATCGCGGACATTTTGAACCATTTGTTTTGCTCCACTAATTGTGTTATAAATTAATGTTGAGGCAGAAACATATTTTGTAATACTTAATAACCCCGACTTGAAAACAGAAATAAATGATTTGCCTGTTACTCCGGCTTGTGTAGCTGCTACTTTAATAGCATTAAATTCGCCTTCAAGAGACTTTAATTGAGAAGTTGTTACGCCGCCTTGTGCTTGTAATTCTGCTAACTTTTTTCTAAGGTCTCCCAATCGAGTACCAAAATCTCTCGTAGCTCTTGTATTTTTTGATAACCAAGTTTCCATTTTGCTATCCAAAGTTGCGACTTCTATATTGCTTGCAAAAGTTTTGGACACCGCCGAAACGGAATTTAAGTTATTTCTGATTCTCGATAAGACGTTTTCAAATTGCTGATAATTAGCAACCATTTCAGAATCAGATGTAGATGATTTAATCGCGCTTTGTAATCTTTCTAATTCAGCAAGGTCATTTTTAACCATAATTAACTGCGCGTGCATCTTATTATCGCTTGTTCCAACATTAAATAATTTTTCATATTGCGCCCGAAATTTATCAATCGGAGTTTGCAATCCATTGTTCCCTAATAAATCATTTACTCTTTTTAGTAAAGCATCAGAAAACTCTTTTCCAGCCTTTTCACCAGAACCCTTAACCTGTCCTGTTATTTTATTTGATAAATTATCAATTTTAACATTCGTAAGATTCAAAGTGAATTGGTGCTTATTAAGCGCGGCTTGTATCTTTGCAGATAAACCCTTAGTGTTCAAAGTGACATTTTCTAAAGCAACTTTTTTCTTGTTAATCTTTTTAATGTCACCATCAATCTTTTTGGTGTCTAACTCAGCCACAAATCTTGCACGAAAATTTGACATATTAACCTCCCTTCTCTAAAATAAAAAATTCGCCCTTATAGGCGAAAAAGTTACGCAACCAAATAGTTACTTGTATCTGGTATTAAATCGGCTAAACAAATTTTGTTTAATCGTGTATATGGTATTCTGATGAGGGGGATGTTGTTGGCTTTGCACCAGTCGTTTTTGAATTTGTCGCGGAATTGGCGGCGTTCAAAGGACTCTACTGTATCGTATAACGGCACACGCTTAAAATGTTGTTCGCCATCATATTCAATTATGTAATCACAATCAGAGTTTTGAGTTATTCTGAAATCAAATCTTGGTACTCCGCCAGTATCAGGATATTTCAAATCCTTATAGCCTTTATCGTGTTCAAACTTTATATCATTATCCGTTAATATTTCAAAGATTTTCTGCTCTCCAATAGAAAAACCGCCGCAAATTCTGCAACGGTCTTTACCATAGTTAGTGAGCATACCACTTGAATTTTTCTCTATTCTTCCGCATAAATCACATTGACATATCCATCGAGCGTGTTTACCAGATTGCCGAGAA